TCTGGCCTTTTCTAACATTGATGTTCCGTAAGGAAGTTTTCTATCGTCACCTAATAATCTAAAGTGAGCAATCTCCCAAGTGTTAAATTCTAAATCTCTATTTTTCCAATTAAATCTTAATGTTTTTTGTTCTGATTCGTTGTTATCCAAATTAGATTTACCTTTCATACCCTTTTCAACTCTTTCAATCTCAATGTTAGGTAATTGTAGACAACCAACAATCCCTTTTTCGGGGTCAAGTTTTAAGTAAACAAAATTATCACCATATTTACAAACATTTCTAGTCCACATCACTAAGTTTGTATTAATATCTAAAGCATTGTTAAACAAATCAGCTAATACCGATTTAATACGTTTTGATTCTGAGTATATTTGAAGAATAAAACCATTCTGATTTACAGTTGTTGATTCTTCAGCGTATATGTCTAATGCTGCTGAAATTTCGGGAGTATATTCCATACTTTCGTAATCATAATATGACGCCAATCTTGTTGGTTCAAAGTAAACCCCTTGAGTGTAAAGATTATTTTCTATTTTTGTCCACTGTTGAGCAAGATATACAGTTTGTTGTGCTTGTAATTTTTGTTTCTCAAATTCTTGCTTATTTGTGGTCTTTAATAATTCTTTCTTATCGTATCTAAATGTCGGATAATCTTGATTTAATAAAGAATTGGGTCCAAAAGTTTGGGACAACCTTTGCCATATTGTTAAATTCTGACCATTTTGATTATTTTGTTCCATCTATTAAATTTAATCTATTTGTTTTTTTTATAAATACTATCTTCTTGAACCAAATAACCAACCATATGTTTCATAATCTTTTCTAGTTGGTTCATTGTCAAATCTTTGATTTCCCATCATTGGGCCTGATGGTAATACGGGGTTAAACGATACCGCTTTACTTGTCTCTTCATTAACATTTACTTGCCATGAGTTTAACATTGCTTTGGTTTGTTCTGTTGCCTTTGTTAATTGACTGAATGAACTCTCACCAACATACGTTGCCATAGAGATACCCATAATTAAATCATCATGATGTCCCTTTTGGTGGTCAGGTCTACCGTTAATATAGATAAAGGTGTTCATTTCGTTAAATAACCTATGACTATACATTCTAAATCCGTGTCTTAAAGCCTCCTCAAATGACGCAATTATCTGAACCCTTTTATTATTAAAGTTAATTCCTGGAATTTTTTCTAAAGCTTTTGGATTATACTTCCACGGGTTTGCCATATCAACTCCATCAATATATAGGTTTTTATAACCCATTTCCTGTAGTTTTCTCGCACTAGCCACACCCATACCTCCTGTAATATCAATAACGATATATGCGTTATACATCATACCCCACTTATAGGCAACTTCCGCAGCTACGTCAGGGGGTATTTTACCTACGTATTCTAACACTTGTTCTCTTTCATCAAAGTCGATTATCACTAATGAGGTAAAGTCCTCAGAATCACCTCTGGATACGTCCATACCCATAATATACTTGTGTCCTGAAACGGGTTCCTTCCAAATCCATAAAGAATTACTCATTAACTTATTCTCAGGTTCTTTTAACATATTTTGGAAGATATTTTGTAATTGTTTTGAATCAAAAACATTATCACCCGAACCCAAGAAATTACACTCCAACTCCTGAGATACTTTTCTCTTATCAAACTTTAATTTCTTAACCATTCCCTCAAACCAACTCGATGTTGGTTTATATCCATCGGCAATTTTATTTTTTATTTCTTCATAATTCCTATCCTTAAAATCAATACCCGAAAAATCAATTGTTTCCGGTTCTTTATAATCGTTTCTATTTAAGAAATAATGTATTAAATCGTCTATTTTAACCAACTTCAAATCCTTAGTATATCTTGGGTCTTTATACCAAAACATTTCAGATATCTTAAATTCATTCATTGACCTCAATGCTTGGTCATAAATTTCATAATAAATTGGGTCAAATCCATTTGGTGTTGATATTACAATAACCTTACCACCCGTAGATAGTGAGGCCATACAAGCAGCCCAAAAGTCACTGTCAGCCTCAATATAAGCAGCCTCATCAAATATTAATATTGTCGGGGTATAACCACGAAGGGCATCCTTTGATGTTGCAACGGCTTTAACCTCACATCCGTTATTTAATTTGTAATGTCTCTGAGAATCTTTTTCTTTTGAGAAATCAATACCTGTCCACTTTGGCCATTGTTGAGTAAATGCTCTAACCTTATTAGCCATCTCAATCGCAGTATCCAACTTGTTTGCAATAATCAAAATCTTTTCAGGTTTCTTTTTTGATGCAAATGCCAATCTTTTTGATGCCCAAGCTGCGGTAACAGTCGTTACACCCGCCTGCCTATACTTTAATGCGATATTTTCATTATGTGTTTCATAGTCCTCAAGCAAAGATACTTGGTCTGGAAATAACTCCAATGGTACGTACTGAGACACTGTATTATCATATGTCTGTAAGTATGTTCTAAGAGCATAAGGTGTGTTCTTAACACATTTAGTGTATTCTAAAATTAATTGTTCTTTTGATAAACTCATATACAATAAATACCAAACCCCTCACGTTTATTCAACGGAGGGGTTTTTATTATTTTTAATTAATTTATTTAACTTTTTCTAATTCCTAATCCACCTAAAAAATCACCTAATCCGTCATCATCATCGTCGTCATCACCTCCATCATCATCATAATCACCCATAGATTGGTTATAATCGTCCTCTCTTAAACTAGCAACAATATCATCAACCATTTTCTGAATGTATATTTTACCCTCAGGACTACCTGATAAAATCTTTTTAGATAAACTTAAAAATTCATCAGCGGTTAACATTGCAAATCTTGAAATAAGATAATTCTGTATCATTTTTTGGTCTTCCTCAAATAATTCATCAGGAAATGATTCCAAGAATTTCTCCCAAAAAATTGGTCCTAATCTTAAATCCCAAACTTCTGCAGGTAATGTATCCTCAGAATTTTTAACCATTTCGGCTTGTCTCGGGTCATCAGGTAAACCATGTGAACCTAAAACATCATAAACACCTTTAAGTAATTCATGAACTAAAATAGGGAAACTAGCCCCTTTAGCTTTTACTGTTGGTGGGTCTGTTTGTAAATCAACTTCTTCTTGACCTGCTTGACCTTGACCTGACGCTGACATACTCATTACCATGTCTTCAGGATACATCCAATATAGATAATCCAAAATAGCCATAGATAAACCATACCAGTTCATTAATTGGGGATTAACTCTTTCTATTTCAGTTCTCACTAATTCGAACATGTAGTGTCCTTTTTTAGATGCTCCCTGTATTAAAGAGTTCATAAATCTTCGTTTGGCCTTTTCCATGTCGAACTTTTCAAAAGCATCTTCAAATGCTTGTAATTCGTCGGAATGTTCACCAAATGCATCCTCAATATCTTCATCTGAGAATTCCTCAGATTGTCCTTGCATATCTTCAGCCGCTTGTATTGCACCCATAGGAACTAAACTAGCTTCAAAGTTAATTTTACCTTCAGGGATACCCATTTGTTTTTTTACCAAGTCAACGGCAAGATTCTCCAAATATTGTTTGTTTCTTTGCTCTACCTGACCAATATTACCCATTAAACCCATCGCAGTTCTCATTAAATTCATGAATGCGTTTGGATGTGTTAATTGGTCTCTTGACCCAGCGTATCTCGCAAATTTATCGACAACGTCTTTAAATCTTTTAGATGCCACAATTTGGTCAAAACTTTTTTCACCTTCAGGCATTGCCGGATGTTTAGAATATGGTGTTTCACCTCTTTCTAATTTACCCTGTATACTTGGGTGCATCCTTTCAGGATAATCACCGTAATCAATCTGTTCTTTAATTCTTTTACTTTTCATTATTTTTTGAATTTGATTCCTAAATTATTAAATGTTAACCAACTTGGTATTCTTTTTTTTGCTTTTGGATTTGGTTGTTTGTGTGGTTCTGGTCTAAATGGGTCTTTTGTTTTTGGTTTTGGTGGTGTTTTAGTACCTGGTGTAACCTTTGGTTCTTTAACAGGTGCCGGAGCATCCATAACTGCCTCTTTAGTTTCATGTTTGTTATGATGAGCCTTTGGTTTTGGTTGTTTGTGTGGCTCAGGCTTAAATGGGTCTTTTGTTTTTGGTTTTGGTGGTGTTTTAGTACCTGGGTCTTTTACAGGTGCTTCTTTTTCTTTAGTACCACTTTCACTAACTATTTTTCTACCTAATAAATTCATAAGTTCTCCTTTTGTCATTTTTGGATTAAGATGTTTCTCAACCAAAGATAGGATTTTATTTTCTAAAATCACATCAAAAGGATTTTTATTTTCTTGCATAGATTTTTTAACTGCTCTTACACATCTTTCAAACTTACGACTTTTTTTAGGACCAACTTGAGAATGACATATAGCCCAAGGGTTTGGTTTTCCACTATCTTTCTTACCCTCTTCTTCTTTTCCTGAAACTAAAGGTTTTTTAATTACAACATTATTCGCATTATCCATACTAATATCCACATTTCCGGCGTTATACCCTTGAGCTTTAGCAACAGTAGAACTCATTTTAATTTGTTGTTGTGCCGGTAATGTTGTAACTGAAACTCCTCCGGTTTGTTCCTTAGTTTCAGTTTTTTTATGTTTACACTTACAATTTGTCATACCACATTTTGAGCAAACATCTTTTTTACCCTCAACTAAGTTTTTATGTAATTTGCTAATATCTGACTCACTTAAAGTCATTAATGTTCTTGGTGTTAAACCAAATTTAACTAAATCTGCGTATTTGTTAGTTTTCATATACTACTTTTTTTTCGAACTCAAGAACGACATCTCGTTCGTATAATTTATCTTTAACTGACTTTTCAGTGTCTCCAAATCTAAATACTAATCTTTTTGTTATTGTGAAATCAATATCCTCATTTTCTTTTTCCCATGATAATGCGATTACATCATCCATACTATCCGTAAAACTAAAAAAATCGGAATTTTGAATCAAATCAAACTCAATTGATGTGTCCTTCAATACTCCGACTTTCTTTATAAATTCTAAACTTGGTGGTTTTGGATAACCGTTAGCGGGTTTTGCATCCCACGTATCATCCCAAACATTTTTTATTTCGTCGGAAAAAATAAACTCATACATATTATCTCCTTTATAATTTGGGCCTAAACCATTAACATAAATTAAATAACTCATATTATATTTCCACCTGTTGAAACTCTATATTGTTTATTACCAATTTCAAAAACTAAATTCTTTTTATTTGATTTTCCAATGAACTTAGCATTTTTATTTTCATTTAAAAATTTTCTTGAACTAACTTCTTGAATTACATTTTCAGAAAGTCTGGTAATTTCTTTAGTAATTTCTTTTTGTGTTATTTTTTTTACGATTTTTCTATCGTTATTAATCTTATTATTAAATTTTTTCTCTCCTTCAGTAATTGTGAAATATTTTGAAAGGATACTTTCGACTTTATTTTCGACAAACATCTCATCGGCAATTCTATGAATGTGAGTTCCATCCTCGTCTTCATCTTCTTCCTCACTAAACTGTCCTCTAGGTCTCATATTTGCAGCATTACTCAACATATTTGACATAGTATTTGCGGCGCCAGTGGCGGCTAAACCAACCCAAGGACTACCTTCTTCAGTCATTTCACCCATTTCATCATTACCCGTATCTTCACCGCCCATTTCGTCATTACTCATGTCTTCATTACCCATTTCGTCATTACCCATGTCTTCATCACTTTCTTCATCACCTACTTCGTCAAATTTAGAAATAATTTCTTCTTTATCATCGTCATCTAATGAATCAATATCTAATGCAGATATAATAGAATTAATAACATATTTAACATCTTTTGAAGACATTTTATTTTCTTCGTCAGAATTTAATGCTCTTAATTTTTGCCCTAATTTACCTGTAAGTTTTTGTATACTTTTGAATGTCACTCCGCCTTCTTCATGTTCACCACCCATATCGTCCATTTCTTCTTCTCCACCCATGTCATCAGGAAGTGGTGCCGTTTCATCACCCATTCCTTCTTCTCCTGATGGAGGTGGAGGTGGTGGCATATCATTACCTCCCATGTCCGCAGGTGTAGGTGGTGGTGTAGCACCCGTTGGTTCTGCCGGAGGTGGAGGTACATTTTCAATATCCGAACCTAAATCAGGATTTTTTTTTTCGGCGTTTGGAGTTTTCAATACGAATTTTTTCTGCTCCGAAAATAATGAAATACCTTCTTTATTCTCATGAAGAGTATTTGTTTCTTTGGCCATTAAATTTAATCTTTTTAATGCCTGAGAATATGAAGGATAGTATTTTCTATTTTTCATAGGCTCAATATAATCAGTAGTACTT